TTTAAGAGCACCATGTCTTTCGTCTGCATCCATTTTTTCAAATGTACTTGGACCAATTTGTTTAATAAGATTTTGATACTGTTCAGGTTTTTGAGTTTCCATCTCTTTAAAAAATGCATCTCGTTGTTCTGGAGTTTTTAGAGCATCAACAACTGCAAAAGCATTACCTATTTCTTGAGCATTTTGATCTAATTGTTTTTGTTTGTTAGCTAGTTCTCTGGTGTCATATAGTTCAGCAGCAGTTAGCGTCTTAACACCATTTTCTACATCAGCATTTTGAAATTGAATAGCAGCAGACAAACGTAGTTTTTCAGCATCAGATGCTGCTCTAAACTCATCTGTTTGGGCTAATTCTCGTAATTTAGCTTTAGAAGTTTCACTGGCTTTAAACCCAGTATCGGCAACAAGATTAGAAAGTTTAGTTTTATCAACATTAAGTTGATCTTGTTGAAGCTTAATGTTACCTTCTTGAATCTTCTGTTGATTTTGTTCTGCAGCAGCAGCTATATTGGCCTCATCATACTGAGCACCATATACGTTTTTTTGTAGGTCACGAGCAGCAGTACTACCTGCAGCCATGTCTGTCATTAAGAATGCCATGATCTAATCCTTATTACCCACCCATACCAGGGGCTGCTGTATCGTAACTAGGCTGGTAATTTGTGTAACCACGAAGTGCATCTGCTGTTTGTGCATCTTGAGCACCACCAGAATAAGTAACGTTACCTTGGTTACTACCAGAGAACTGACCAGCAATCTGACCAAGAGCACCCATGCCCTGCATAACGCCTTGTTGGTTCATTCCCATTTGATTTAAACCCATACCTGCAGCTTGAGCAGGATTGTTAACAGCACCAGAACCTTGAGCAAGACGATTAAGATAATCAGTCATAAAGCCATAGTAACCTTTTTGACCAGTCTGTTGAAGAGCTTGCATCTCATTACCAGAGTACAACATACCAGACTTAGCAGCAGTGCGTTGTTGTGCTTGCATAGCGGGGTCTAGTACTCCAGTTTGAAACTGAGAGAATCCAGGCATAGATTGAATGTTTGGATTACCTCCAGGTTGTAAAGCACCAGCATACATAGAGCCTAAATTAGCTCTATATTGAGAAAATGGATCAGCCATTTGCTGTGCTGCAGCACCACTAGGTGCGCTTTCACCAAACCCTAGAGCATTAGTAATGCCTCCACCAGTAAGGGAATTAATACCCCCTGCAATACTAAGAGCTTCCATAGCAGTAAGACCAAATGTCATTTTAATTCTCCGTAATCAATTCTTTAGTTGAGTCAATTAGACCCAGTTCTTTGTAAGATGGAGCAATTACCTCTTCTTCCATCTTGGCTAGGTTTTCTTCACCTAAATGTTTAGTGAGATGTACTGTTACCCAGATGGTATCTTCCTCTGCAATAACAGCACGTTTAAGACCTACCTCAGAAACAAAGATACATGGAGCCTCAAAATACTTTGGTCCAAACTCTGTTGACACAGACACTTTACCTTGCATAATAAAGTTTAAGTGTTGATGCCTATGGATTTTACCTATAATTAAGGTTCCTTTGGGAATAAACATTTGTCGGGCATATGTGCCACAACCATAATTCTCATCAATAGGAGAGTAATAGTGAGTCAACTTACAGTCTGGTAAGGTATCTTTAGCAGCTCCACTAGCAATCATCTTTAGCATACCTTCTTGAACAGTAAGTATGTTTTCCCTAAACTGCACTTTGTTAGGACTGTTACTAGTAGCAATATCATTCATCTGCGATATCTCCCACCACCAACTGCTTGCTCTTGATCCATCTCACCAATTCTAAAGTCTATTTCAGCACCATCAATACGAAGTGGGACATTACTAGTACACAGGAACTCCCAAGCTCTACGTCTATCAGCACCACTTAAATACACTTGAGCACGAGGAGCATTAAGGTTTACCGTTCTGTAAGTAGACCAAGTGTTGTAGTCATCACCACTATGCCGTATCTGCATAGTTCCAGCTACTTTATCCCCAATAATCTCTAGTCTTCCAAAAAACTTACGTTTAGTACTTCCGTTGTCTGAGATGTCCGTAACAGTACGGCAGTAAATAGATTGACCAGCATCTTGGTATGTGTTGACATCCAAGTAATATAAAGTGGCTGTATCGTCATCTAAGACGTATGGCACACCATTTAATTGGGTGTAGTAGGTAGGTCTAAAGTAAGACTCTTGGTATGTACCTGGGTTAGGTTGGTCATTACTTTGTATAGAGTATTGAGTCCATGTGTACCACATCTTTTCATTAAGGTCATAAACCAGTGTTTGATGAATGTTATGTAGTGTCAGGATATACAGTGTATGCCCATTGATTGTGTAGCAGTACGCAGCTATGTCCCCTAAACCATCAGCTTCAATGTGACGATCTACATTAGCAGTAGAGATACGTACAGGAGCTGTACCATCCATAATATATACAGATTTGCCATAGGTTTTACTAGTACCTACCCAAAGAACAGTGTTATTAGTAGCAACAATTGAATCACCACTAGCACAACCAATTTCAGAAGTGTAGCTTGCAGCTAACCCCAAAGGTGAACCAGTAGGATTACCTACATCATAGAAAAACTGGGTACTGACGGCTCCAAAAGCTACAAGGTAGTTTAGATGTTTGCATATACCTACAAGGGTATCTGAAGTCTGCTCAAAGCTTAAGAAGTTTAAAGCATTCCAGGTAGTTGGGTCGCCCACATCAGAGTTGTAGATTCTGTTACTACTAGTACCTATAAATACGTAGTTGTCTAAAAATACAACACCAGATATGTAAGGACCAGTAGGTACAAAATTTAATGAAGCTGTTAAAACACCTCCAGCACCCTCGTCTGTAAAAGTAATAGTACCAGACACAACACCTGTCTTAGGCGTGTCTACAGTGATCTGAGTGCCAGCAATAGCTGTAACTCTAGAACCAACAGCTATGCCTGTACCTATAACAGCCATACCTACATATAAACCCGTAGCACTATTTACAGTGAAATCTACGTAACTACTAGGTATGTCAGTACCAGTAGGTGTTTGAGTAGCAGGTAAATTAATAGTAATAGTAGGTGCAGAAGCTAGTCCTGTACCCTGATTAGTAATTGTAGTACTGAGGATAACCCCAGTAGTAGGGTCTACTTCAGCAGTAGCAGCGCAACCACCACCAGAAAAAGATAGAGTAATCCCTAAGCTATAGTTAGCTCCACTGTCTGTAATAGTAATAGCACCAATTTTATTGGTAACAACAGCACTAAATGCTCCAGCTTTACTGTACAAATACAGGTTTAACTTGTTGTGAAAGAACATGTAAGCATCTAGAAAGGTGTTTACAAAGTAGCTTTGGCTAGTAGATGCAGAGGTTGTGCCTATGGTTGTAACAATATACCCAGTAGTGTTTATTGAGTACACGGTGTTACTAATAACAGCAACCAACTTGTTGTTAAAAGCATTTAACCCCTGACTGTCTAAGTAAGCAGGTGGTGTAACAGGTGTAATTTGTTTAGCAGCCACAAGACCTGGGCGTTTAATAAACTCTCGTTTAGCATCCCTTGTTTCAAAGAAACAATTAGATGAATACGAGTCTTTAGTAAAGGTCCCATTACGAGACTCAATAGGCTGCGATAGTGGAATACGTTCTGTAGTCATGCTTAACGCCCATAAGAATTATTGCTTATAGAACGATAATCAGGTGAGAAAAATGTGCTGGAAGCTTCAACATCCCAATCAACCAGTTGGCTTTTATAACCACCAGCTCGCAAAGCAATTTCTTGTCTAGCATTCATGGGTACACCATACTCCATAGACATTTGGTCTGCAAGATTCCACACTAAACAATTCATCCATTCATTAGGAAAGTCTGGTACACCTAAAGCAGTTGTTAAATCATCTAACGGCAACTGAGCAATAAGGTGCATTTGTAGGTTAGTTTGAGTGTACTCGTTAGGTGTTAAGTACACATATAAAATACCATTTAACTGGCGTGGATCGTAGAAGATAGTGTTAGCAACACCAGTAGATTGCTTAGAACCTAAGATGTTGTACTCTTGTTTAGAGATAACCATCACAGGTACGTCAATAGGTGGAGTGTTTTGTTGGTTACGATAGAACCCTTGGATAACCTTTAGTGGTCTATCCGTGATAGCCACAGTAGGATTAAGAGAGTCGTACATCAACACAGATGTAGAACCACCAAGAATGTATGAGGTCTGACCACTAACAAGAGGAACAATAAGTTCACAGATTTTCCAAAGCTTAAGCCCATCTGTGCTCATTTGTTTAATTAATAGGTTTAAAGACATAGCAGCATTAGCCACTGTGTCTGCATCAGGAGTAGCACCAATTTCAAGAACACCAAGCTTACGCAAAGCTAAGGTAATAATTTGATCTCGTGTGACTGTGTACGTAGAACTCATTATTTTTCCAATGTATTTAACTATAAATATATTCTACCGACTGTACTACAACCTGCCCAACCGTTTCCAGCTAGGCATGATGATCCACCTACAGTACAAACAAACCCATTTAAACTAGGCACAGTTGGTGAACCTGGAATAGTTACTAGTTCTCCAGGAAAAGGTCGAGCTGCAATAGAACAGCCAGATATAGCAAATGAGGCAATACAAGAAGACCCCTCCAAAGAACATACAGGTCTAATGCCGTTGTCTATATCTGCTCTAGCACAATCTGATACTCCGTAGTCTGCTATACCTTGGTTAGTAAGAGAAGTACAAACAAATATAAAGCTATCTGAAGCTTCTGGTCTAGCCCAAGGAGGTGCTTGTTTATCTGCTACTCCACGTACAAAGTCTTGTGGTTGTCTAGGTTCCCAGTCACTAGAACAGACCATAACTCCATCCCAACGCCTTTGTAAATCATCTTCCTTAAACAGACGACCACAAACATCGCAGATAACCTTCCAGCCTCCATTTTCCCAACTAGGCTTATACGACATAGCGTTTAGCTCAAGTTACGCAGCTTATAGATAGTAGACAAATACAAACCAACAACCTCATCAATGATGTTTTGAATTGCACTAAGATCACAAGTCTTACGAAACTTTTCAATTTCTAAAACATGCTGTCCTAAAATGTCTTCGATCTTGCCTTTACCACTGTGGTTAAGCAGAGGAATGCTTTGCATTACTTCGTCATAACCTTGATAGGCTTCAGCAAGTTTGTCAGCTAAATCAACAACTTCATCATAGAAAGTATTTAAAGCTACATGTTGAGCATAACTTTTAGTACGAAGGTGCTCTAAGTGTGCAAGAGTACGATCTAGAAATAGTAAAGCAATAATCTGTTCCATATCTTTACCCTATAAATTCAACGTTAGCAGTAACAGGAACACTTTCACTAAACGTAACAGTAGTTATGTTTGTTTCAGTATAACTTGAATTAAGTATTTGACGTACACCGTTGATGTAGACATCAAGAGTGTTAGCACCTACAGTATAAGAAAAAGGAAGTGTAAATACAGTTTGACCTGAAATAGCTACAACGGTAGCACGTTGACGACCTTGGTAGACATAGTTATTGACATCGTTTAACCATGTAGAAACTATGGGTGTAACGCCATCAACGAAGTAAGTGTTTGCCATATTTTATTTTCATTCTTAAACGTAAGAAGGATACCACTTAGATGTTCCACTATCATAAGTCATTGTTAATGCTCGGTTAACAACTGCTGTACCAGCAACTGCAATGTTTCCTGCTGTTGTCCAAGTGAAGGCTCCTGTTGGGATCAAGGTGATGGAGCCACCACCTGTAGTAAAAGGAGCAATTGCAGTAATTGTTGTTATAGCTGATGTACCAGAAATAAAAGTAATGCTTTTTGTTGGCGCAATAGTTGGTGAAGTTCCACTGGCAATTGTTGCTGCTGCTGCCCTTGTACCTATAATTTCTGAGACTGCTAATGTGGCATTGATTGCTAAAGTTTGTGTTGCTGCAGTGGTATTAAATGTCCCATACATCAGGGACAATGCTTTATCTCCTGCTGTGTTTGTACGGTTTTGGTTGTTTACATAGAAAGTATTTGAGCCTGTCTCAAAGGTTCCAGCGTATGTGCCAATGGCGACATTACCCGTTCCCGTTACGTTGCTTAGTGCTATCCAGCCAACTGCGGTGTTGTAGTTCCCGTTTGAATTTGAAAACAAACTTTGGTAACCTACGGCGGTGTTGCCATTGCCACCAAGGTTCGTGTTAAGGGCTTGATCTCCGACAGCCGTGCATTTAGTGCCAATTTGATTGGTAAACATAGCCCTGTAACCCAAGGCCACATTCTCATCGCCAGTTGTGTTTGCCTTTAAAGCATCAAACCCAAGTTTAGTATTGGTATTTGTTGAAGAACCATACGTTATGGTATTAACATCATTAAGCCAACTAGCCTCAATAACTGTTCCATTGATAAAATAAGTAGTTGCCATACAGTGTTCCTAGTAACATTACTTGTCTTGTTTATTGTCTAATTTGTCAAAGATTTTTCCAAGCATAACCTTAATGTCATTCATGTCTTGTCTGTAGTCATCCTTAACTACATAAGTCTTTGGCAAGTCTTCTCGTAGTTTAGCTAGGTCTGACTTCAAGTCTTTAACAGCATCCCACAATTCTTTAGCAAACCAACCCATGACAGACATGGATAAACTTAAGACTATATTAACCAGTTGTTGAGTGTCCATATACTACTTATTTGAAAGAGCACTAGTTGTTATTTCACGCAATACTAGCATCAGAACGGGCCACAGCATCACGATGTAAGCCCTATATTCAATAGGCAGGAATTGACCGATAAAGCCGCTATTGGCCTCAATGACGGTCAGCAAAGCACCTACTAGAGCAACCCAGTACGTTTTGCTTTTAAAGCGTTGGAGTATTAGGTTCATTTGAAAGTCCTTTAGAGAGGAATGTCTACAGTTTGACTACATTGAATCCAGTTCACACCTGATCCATAGGTTTTATCATGGTAAAACTCAACTGTTCGACTAAACCCATTTGCAGGATTTGTCCAAGCAGACATCTTATATTGCGAATCCCATGTGATAGTTCCTAATGCGCCACCTGTACCATTGCGAACAGTTATCTTTACAACTACCCCATTGATACTGTTAGAAGGAGGATTGATTGTGAATGCAGTATTATTAGTAGGAGTGATTAC